CGCGGACGCTGTACGGCCTTCGAGAGAAGTTCAACGTGCCCTGGCCACCGTTCGACGATTGGGATGCGCTCCTCAGGATGGCTGGCGGGGGCGAGCAAGCCATAGCCGAGACGGTGCCGACGTCCTGGCTGATCAGCTACACGCTGAGCGGGCAGCGCTGGGTGACCGCCACAACCATTGACGAGGCCCTTGCCAAGATTCGCGCTGAACTTGGCCCGCGAGTCGTCATCAACAGCGTCCAGCAAGCCTAGTCGCCGGCATCGTCTGTCAGCTGTCCAACCTGACGACACACGCGGGACACTCCGCCCACCTGTCCTGACGTTGGCGTCGACGGCACGTGCGGCCCGCCACATACTGACTGGCATGTCAGGCTTGGCTATGTGCTGATGGCTGCCCGACCTCGACCGCTCCCGTCAATCCCACCCCCGCTCTCGGTGGCAATCGACCTCGAGCCTCTGGTTGACCAGGTCGTGGCGCGCCTACGGCCACTGCTGACCAACTCCGAGACACGACCCGCCAAGCGAGCCTTCCGCACGCCCGAGGTCGCCCAGCTGCTGTCAATCAGCGACTCTGAGGTTCGCGAGCTGGTCTCCCGCGGCGAGCTCGACTCGATCACGATCGGGCGCATCCGCCTCGTGCCACTGTCGGCCATCGACGAGTTTCTGCAGCGCAAGCTCGCCGCGGCGCGAACCATCCAATAGGCGTACTCGACCGATAGGTGTACCGATAGATGTACTGTGCGCTCCGGGAGGTCGTGCTCGGGACTGCCATTGCCATAGCATTTCGAGTTGTGCCGGGGGCGGGATTCGAACCCGCACGCCCTTGTGGGGCCGTGGATTTTAAGTCCGACCGATACCCTATCCTGGGGCGCCACTGGCCCCTCCGTTGAGATCAGAATCAGGGCCCGGAGCGGCGCCTGGCGGCCCTCAAAACGCTCCCATAGATGTACCCATAGATGTACCCAAACCTGCGAAGAACGCCGCCATTCGCGCCTTCGCGTCGTCGAGCATGGCGCTCTGGACGTGCGTGTAGCGCTCGGTCATCACCAGGGTCGAGTGTCCCATGATCGCCTGGACTGTCGGCAGCGGAATCCCCATCGCAATCAGAAACGTGCAGGCCGAATGCCGCAGATCGTGGACTCGCGTGTCGAGGTCGAGACCGGCACGCCCGAGCGACCGCTTCATAGCGTCCTGCACGCCACGCTGGGCAACCACGTCGCCCACTTCGTTCGCGAATACGAAATCCTGTTCGACCCAGGCCTCGCGCGCGCGTTGACTCTCGAAGCGCTGGCGGTCGCGCTGCTGGCGTAGGACCTCGAGCGCCGCGGGCACCAGGGGCACGACGCGATCGCGTGACGGTCGAGACTTCGGGGGCACGAGATGCCACGGTTCGTTCGGCAGCTGCTCGAGGGTGTGCCTCACTTTCAGTTCGCCGCGGTGGTCGTTGACATCGCGCCAGCGGAGGGCCTGCGCCTCGCCGAGCCGCAAACCGGTCACGACCAGGAACGTCAACATCGGCCCATGCCGCTCGCTCACCGCGGCGGCCTGCAAGGCCTCGACCTGCTCGGGCTCAAGCGCCTTGCCGACCCGATTGTTGTCGGGCACGCTGATCTCGACGAGCTTGGCCACGTTGCGCGTGACGAGGCCCTGCTTGAGGGCTCGGCCGAGAGCAATCCGCAGCGTCGCGTTCACGCGCTGCATGTTGGCCGGCGTTGCGCCGGCGGCAATCTTGTCGTCGTAGAACTGCTGAACGCGTTGGACCGCCAGCCGCGCCAGGGGCTCATCACCGAGCACAGGCTTGAGATGCACGCGGACGTGGACGTCGTAGCTGCGCCATGTGCCCCGCTTGGGCTTCCCGTGAAGCGATGCGACGCGGATCGATTCTATCCACCGATCGAGAAACACACCGAGCGTGAGTTTTGCCGTCGGCGTCGGCTCGCCGTTGGCGATCGCTTGCAGCACCCTGTCGCGCAGTTGCTCGAGCTCGTGCGCCGACGTTTTGTGGGTGAGCGTGCGTTTGCTGCCGTCGGGCAGGGTGATGTTGAGCGTCCACCGCTGGCGTTTTTTGTCCCACCGTGGCGCGGTGCCACTGCCCTTCTCGCGGCGCGCCCCCTCGCCGGGTGCCTTACGTGCGGTCACGAGACTAACTCGACGTCGCCAATCAAGTCGGCAGGATCCACATTGAGCGCTCGCGCGATCTTCCGCAGTGTGCTGGGGCGAGCTGGGCGCAGGCCGCGCTCGATCTCGCTGAGCGAGCGCTGCGCGACACCCGAGAGTTTGGCCAGGTCATCCTGTGACAGCGCGCGCCGCTCGCGGATGGGCTTGAGGTTGGCCAACATTGGCATGTCGGGATCATAGCATTACTGCGATGCGTGCGCTACACTATGAGCGTGGCTCAGCCGAGAGGCATTCGGGGCCAGTCGTGTGCCGACGCTGAAGTCATCCGACGTACTCAAGCTGGCGGGCGTGTGGCTCGAGTGGGTCGAGGGTGACTGAGGTGCAACGCGTGCTCCATAGCGTCCGCAACGATCGGCTGTCATACTCGCTGCTGCATGGCTGAGACCCGAGTTGTTGAGGGGTACGTGATCCTGACGCTCGCGTTTCACCAGGAAGGTCGCCGCTGGCTCGGCGAGTGCGTCGAACTCGGCACAGCCACACACGGCGCGAATCTGCAGCAGACCCTGCATGAACTCAAGGAACTAGTGCTGCTGCACCTGAACGAGCTCGAGGATGTCGGTGAGCGGCCCAGATTCTTCGCCGAGCACGGCATCAAGCTGTATCCGGCGCAACCCCGCATGGTGCAGCTCAAGCTGCCAGTATCGGACGACAACCTGATCGTCGCCCAAGCCTGGCCCGTGCACGTGCCCGCACGCGCCGCGTGAGCGGTGGCTGAGCGGCTGCCAGCGATCAACGGTCCACAGTTGATCCGCTTACTCGAGCGCGATGGTTGGCAAGCCGGACGACATACCACGCACGGCCAGGCTCTGCGAAAACGGATCGGTGACCGCACGAGGGTGACGACGATCCCGACGAAGCAGATGTCGTTGCCGTCGGGCACGCTCGCTAAAATTCTCGGGCCGCTGCAGACGGGAATTGGGCGTGAAGGACTGCGCGAGCTCATCGAGCGCTACGGCTTGCGCTGAACGAAGTGCCGCTATGACTGATAAATTTGACGCGGGACCGTACTGGGGGAACTCGAACCTGCCTGTGAACGAAATGCCGGCCAGTGGGCTGGATCCGCTCACCACCGTGGGCTGGAACCTGCGCCAAAAGGAAGTCGACGAGCTGCGCGCCGCGGCGCAGGGTTGGTACGACATGGCTCAGAAAGCAAACGCCGGTGCTGATGCGCTTGGCATTCAGGTAGGCAAACTCAAGCGCGAGCGTGACGAACTCTGCGCCCAGGTCGAACGGCTCAGCGACAACAGCGTGCGGGCCGCTGACCGAATCAAGGAACTCCGCGCCGAGGTTGAGCGGCTGCGGGCGAAGATCACCGTTCTGCTGACTGAGGACTCAGCCAATCGCGCCGAGAGCGCGCGGCTCAAGGTGCTGATCGTGGGCCTGCTGCACGCCGACGAGGACGCCTTCGAGCAGGCCGGGGCACTAGATCAGGCTGGCGATCCACTCCAGCAACTTGGGCAGAATCCAGATCAGCAGGACTAGCACCACGGCCGCACCGGCGATGAACAAGGCCGCAGCGTCCATACGTTGTTCAACCCTGTCAGTGGTGCTGGGCCGTTTTCTCTGATACCCGACGCTCACCGAGATGGTCACACTCATGCCGCTGTCCCGTTCATCGCGTGGCGACTCGTCCACGGCATCACGCTAGTGCAGGATCAGTCCCGAAAACGAGATGGCCAGGAACGCGAGCCCGAGCGCTGACAAGCGAGCGCCGGGTGCGTTCGGCACCCAACACAGAATGAAGTCCAAAAGGAATAAGACCGCGGCGACGATGATGAAAGCTTCGTGCATGTGCTCCCCTCTAGAGACGTGACTCCACGTAAATGGCCTGGAACGGGCCAAGCGAATTGAACTGGGCTCGAGTAAGGATTGAGTCCACGCCCTTGTAGCCCGGTGCGGAATTCGCGATGGCGATGTCACTCCCGGACGTGGCTCTGATTCCAACAAAGTGGTACCAGGCCATTCCGTTGAGTACGCCCGTGTTGGTCCTGGCGATCGCGTACGCCTGGTCGAACGTCACCCACGCCTGAACCGCCTTCAGCCCGTAGTGCGCGAAGGTGTCGATCACGCATTGAGCGCTCATGCAGCCATACGTCGGATTGACGCAGCTCGGATACCCCATCACCTCACCGACGGCATAGCGCGCGTCATAGATGTCCCAGTCCTGGTACGCCGTGGCCGACGCTTGGAGCACCCAGGCCGTAGACGCTACCGAACACGTCCAGTTGTAGGCCTGGGTAGGCATAAACCAGTTCGGGTCCCAGATCACGCTTTTGGGTCGTCTTGCTCCACGTCGTACTCCGATTCGGTCACTGGTGGGTCGGGCGTGATGGTGCCCTGCAGCGTCGGATCCAGCGCGTACAAAAACGCTTCTACCGAGCCCGCCCCTACCCATTTGCCAGAAACCGCGGCGGCCAGTGCTTGGGTAAACAGTGCCTGCTGCTGTTGGAGCTGGGTAATTTGTGCCGCCTGATCGTCTGAATACTGGCTCACGTCGCTCATGGTGTCGCCTCCGCGTTTCTACGTTCGTCCGTACAGCACGGCAGTCGTGCCCTGGACAAAATTGCCGCTCGCGGGCAGAAGCGTGAGCGACGTGATGGCTGAGGTCGAGCGCCACACGCCCCCGTGGTCCTGAACAAGCGGAGCGCCGGTGGCTTGCGAGGTGCTGCCGACGGCTCGCACGACCTTCTGGAACGTCGTACCGGCGTAGCCATCGAGACTGATGCGGACGGAACCTGCCAGATTGCTCGGCGCCGTCGCCGCGGGCAGGATGCCGACCTGCATAGCGCTCGCCGCGCTGGCGCCCGTTCCGCCGGCTCCCGCACCACTCCCAGCACCGGCATTTTTGTGGGCAAGGATCTGTGTTCCAGAGAGGGCGGTGCCGACCCAGACCGCAAACTCGTCGATCGTCCCGTTGAAGTACTTCGTCGGGGACTGGTTGGAGTAACCCACCTGCCAGTACGCCGTGTAATTTTGTGGATTTATCTGAAGGGACGATGCGACCTGGGAGCCGTCAACGTACAGCGCCTGTCCGGACGCGCTCTGCGTATACACAACATGATGCGCAGCGTTGTCGTTGTAAGTAGCCGGACTCGTGATCGTCCGAGTGGCACCGTTGAAGATGGCCGCGTTCACATGTCCGGTTGCATCCAACCAGACAGTCCTATCGAAATTCGCCCCGCCGGCAGCCTGCGTATTGGAAGCACAGATCAAGCCGCCAACGCTCCCGCTTGTTGACTTGAACCAGCACTCGATCGTGAATGTCTGTGGGTTCGACCACGAATTCGTGGTGTACAGCAGGCCAGTCGAACCATTGAAGACGAACGCAGGATCGCTGCCCACGATCAGACTCGTCTGGTTGAGCGTGACGCCGCCGGAGATAGTGCCGTTATTGCCGTTTGTGGTCTGGTCGGCAACACTCGTTCCGCTCAACTCATTCAGCCGCCAGTAGAGCGTCGGACTATCGGCGATGACCGTGTTCCGGTAGGACGCGCTAGCGCTGTAATAGACACCCTGCACTGGTGTGGAGGCGAGCTGCCAGTCGTAGTTGTTGCCCGTGTCACCATTGCAGCGCAGACCGAAGCCGACCGCGGCCGCAGTGCCCAGATCGCCCCGACCAGTGACGAAGCACTCGAGACTGTTGTAGGCTCCCGCAATAGACGAGAAGGTGATACTGCTCGCGCCACCGACACCGACGGTCTGAGCGCTGATCTGCGTCAGAGCGCCACTCCCACTGCCTCCGCCTCCGCTCGGTGTGGTCCATGCGACGTGGTGGCTCGAAGAATCGATAGTCAGAACCTGGCCGTCGAGGCCCTTCGCCAGACGTCCAGGCGTACCGCTCGAGCCGCCGACGATGATGTCGTCCTGCATCGTCATGGGATTGGACATCCCGCCAGCAGCTTCCCAATCGAGCCCATTCGTCGCGGCCGAGTTTGCGGTGAGCACGTAGCCATTGGTGCCTACGCCCAGCCGCACGGGATTCGCTGAACTCGCGCCTACGATCACATCGCCTTTAGTGGTGATGATCGACTTGGGGATGTACTGGGTATCAGTGCCCCCGCTGGCCGTCGACAGGTTCAGCCGATAGCCAACGTACGCGCCGGTGGGGTTGTAGTTGTAGCCACGCACTGCGATGAGATTGGACGCACCGGGCGTCAGCAGGCTCACCGGTACGCTGTATGTGGCTTGCGCCACGATACCCGCGGCCTGCGGCATGCCATGACTCGTCACAAACGTGCCGTTTATGTAGACATCCATCACCTCGTCGGCGCGTAGCGTGATCGTCGCCGCCGTAAGTGCGCCCGCCGTGATGGTGAACGTCTGACGAAAGAGAACGTGTTGCGTATTGCTAGCCGGCGTAGCTGTTGACCAGATGGCAGTCGAGCCCGATGGTGGCCCGAACACGCCACTGGCACCAGTGTCGACTGCTGCGGTCCAAGTCGTATCGCTATAGCCTGGGTTCTGCCACCCGGACGGCGGCGGGCTGTTCGCGCTGCCGGACCACAGGCTCAGCGCTTTAGCGGTAGTGTTGCTGACCACCACGGCCGTATCACTGCCTACGGGAGCGCCAGGAACAAAGATATTTACCCGGCGCATGCTCGGCTCATCGCTGACCACAACGCCTGGTCCCTGGAAGTTCATGATGCGGTGATCGTTGGCCACGACCGTGCCGTCGTCCTGGGCGGCGAAGTTCACGCCCGGCAGCATCGACGTGACGATGTCGCGCACTTGCTTGTCGACGCGCGAGTAGATGCCCTCGAGGAACTGGACGGCTTTCGGGTCAGCCATGCTCTACACCGGAGGAGCCGGGTTCGTCTGCGGCAGGCCGCCGCCGGTCATGCCGTACGTGGCGATCCAGCCGTTGGGACCCACCTCCCAGGCGTAGCGCGCCACCCACATCTTCTCTCCGACACGCAGCCGGTCCAAGCAGTCGAGCAGACACGTCATGCCTGGACCGTGCGTATCGTCCCGCCAGCTCGGGATACTTGCCTCGACGAACTCTTTGTTGACGTCGGGAAGGATCAACTCGGCCAAGTCGTCGGCGCGCAGGCCATCGCGGCCGTCCCAATCATCATCGATGCCGTCGAGTCCACTCTCAATCAACGGTGATTGGAAGAGTTCCACGTGTGCCAGGGATGGGTCAGCCGCAGCATCTCCCTGGAAGTGGTTGTTGCCGGCCGCTGTGCCATAGACGGGTCCGTGACCATCGCCATAATCGTGGCCCAGGACGACCACAAAGTTCCGCGTGCGCTCTGTGTCTCGACCGCTGCTGGCACCCTCGAGGATGTCGCCGTTGGCGAGCGTGAAGTCCTCGGTGCTATCCGGGTGGCCGATCATCCGCACACGGCGAATGGTGCCGTCGCGGGTCTGGTAGGTGCGATAGAGCGTTGCGCGGTCGAACTGCTGAATATATGCCCAGGCGCTGGTGCCAGAGGTCCAGTTGTTGGCTACCTGATACGGATTCGTCGTGCCTTTCCAGTCAAAATCGTTGAGTGCAAGTGGCTCAGTGCCAAGCGTGATGCCCGTGCCATCGATATTGCCCGAGCTATAGCTGATACCTGGCACCTGGTCGAGCGCCCAGCGCACGAGCTCCTGGTCGGTCGCTCCGGCTGGCCAGACTTCATCGAAGTTGATGTCTTCGGGCGGCACCCACTCCGCGGCATAAGCCAGTGTCCCGGCGCAGACAATCTCGATGCCTTTGGGGAACGCTGACGGACGAAAGCGCCGCACCTTGCCGGTGAAGCGGGTGACGTTGTTGCCGGCGCCAGCGACGACCGTGATCGTCTCCTCTTCATCGAGCGGCACGCCAGGTGCTTCGGGCGTGCCTGGGTCATTGTCGACATAGGGATAGTCCTTGACGAAGACGCTGCACGTCGGCCAGCCACTATCGGCCGAGATCTCGCCGCGGGCACTGATGACGTCGTTGAGGACGGTGCTCGCCATGGTCACCGTGACTGACACCCTGCGGATGGTGGGTGGCGGGACAACAATGCCGCTCTCGAGCTCGGCGTAGGTGTAGGCTTCCAGTCCGGCGTAGGTGAACGCCTCGAGTTCGCTGTAGTCCATCAGATCGCCGTGCCCGTAATCAGAAACGTCGCCGTGCCCTGGCTGCGGTTGTAGGGCAGATAACTCGAGCGCTCGAGATTGATCAGGATGGCCGTCGTCGACCCCAGGCCGGCGATCACCAGGTCGCCCTCACCCGGTCCATTGACGACGTCGATGACGGCGGCGCCACCGAGTGGGACGTGGACTGAATACTTGGTTGTCACCAGCGATTGCATGTCCGACCACTCGGTGGTGTCCCACAGTGTGATCGCACAAGTGAACTGCTGGAGGTCACCGATCGTCTGCCGTGAGCCGTCGATCCTCGCGCCGAAGACGGCCGTTGTCGTGTCAATCTGAAAGCTTGCCATCAGCGCCGCACTCCTGAGACCTGGGTCGTCGGTGGCTGTTTGGCTTGACCGTTGGCATCAATCAATTGGGTGTATGTGGCGACGGACCCGTCCGGTAATTGCACGTTGATTGTCACTGGGATGTTGATGAGCTGCTGCTGGTAGTCCTTCGACGCCTGGAGGGTCGCGGCCACGATCTGGCCGACGAGTTGGTTCTGTTGTTGGGCACCCTGCACGCCGGCGAGCGCGCGCTGCTGGGCGATGTCGAGCAATTGGCCTTGCATGTCGAGTCTGGTCGCAGCCCGCCCCGCCAGCGTCACGCCGCGGCTGGCATCCAAGGCCGCCAGCTCAATGCCTGGTTCCGCACGGATCATCGAGCGCAAGTCACGGCGTGCCGCCAGCCGTTCATCTCTGGATCGATTCCGATCATTGAGAATCAGCTGGTCGCGCTGCTGGATATAGCGAAAGTCTTCGAGCGCTTCCTGGGCTGGCAAGGCGGCCTGTCTGGCCCGGATCTGTTGCTCCGTCATGTCGCGCTGCGCTGCGGCCATGCGTTCCATAGCCGGCATCATGCTCAGCCGAATGCGCGCCTCCTCAGCTGACAGATTGACCGCTTCATGTTGCAAGCGCACGCGTTCCGCCGTTTGACTGATCACGTTCGCGCGTGCCGCGTCCAAGGCCGTCTGACGATCGGCCATCGCCGCGGCCGTGGCGGCTTTTCTTGCTTGGTCTGCCGCTGAAGCGGCGACACGGTCAGACGCGTCGGCCACCTTGCCGGCTGAGCTCGCGGTGTTGTTGTGCGCTTGTGCAAGCTTTTGATCGACGTCGATCAGTCGTTGTTGCGCATCGGCCAGGCTGACGGTGGCGCCAGTCGCAATGTCGATATAGTCGCCACTAAAGACATCACGCGCCAGTCCTGCTTGCCGATCACGCAACGCCCGGTCATTGTTTGCCAGAAGATCCTGCGCCGCGGCAATGGCATCCTGGATTGGCTTGCCGATATCGCCAGGAAATGCGTTCTTGACGGCGTCGACAGCATTCTTGGCAGCATCGGCCACAGGATCTCGTGCCGGGCCTGCTGGCGGACCGTGCGCCTTATAGATGTCGTCAATGCCCGTGGCGATCTTGGCCAGGGTGTCGAGTAATGGTGGGCCGATATCGTTGACCAGACGCTCCCATTCGACGTTGAGCTTGCCCTGCGCGTCTCTTAGCTTGTCGATCTCTGGGGCGGTCACCCCCGCCTGATCGCCGGCCTGGCCGACTGCCGATTTGTAACGCAGCCATGCCTGGGTTCCCGGATCGAGCTGGGCAAAAACCTCACCTGTGACATCGTTTATCTGGGTGAAGGCGATGTACCCATCGTCCAGTTGCAGGTTCAGTGCATTGGCCGCCTGCTCGCTGCCCTGGAGTGCGGCGGTCAGTAATTTCATGCTCTCGTCCACACCGAGACCATGGATGCGGGCGAGCACGGTGGCCATCTGGACCAGACCCTGGACTCGCTCTGGCCCGAAGCCGATCGTGCGGCCGAACTGCTGAGCGGTCGTCCCCGCCTCGAGCAAGCTACGCTGGGTAACGCCGGCCTGTTGAGACGCAGTCGCCGCCCATTGCTGGAAACCCGCGGCCGACTGACCCATCGTGATCGTATTGGCACGCTGCGCGTCGCCAAAAGCGATCGTGCTGTCAATGATGTTCTGGAGCGTGGAGTGCGCGATGTTCCCGATGGCGGTGAAACCGGAAAGCCCCACGCCGGCGCCGATGAACGCCAGCCCCATGCGCGCGAATTCGCTGCCGGTGAAGTGTGCCGCGACACCCGCCTCGCGGACCTCCTGGGCGACATGCGGTGGTACCGGTGGTCCACCAGGTGGACCCGCCGGTCCCGCTGCTGGCGGTGGTGCCAGTGCTGGTCGCGTTGCGACCGTGGGTCTGATGCCGAAGGCTTCCGGACCAAGCGTAGGTCGCAGACCCTGTGCCTGCATCTGCTTCAGGACGCTCTGGAAGTTCTGTAGAGTCTGTGGCCCAGCGGCCATCAGGCGCTGCATGTTCGCGTTATCCCGTTCAACCTGGCGGGACAACGCAGCTGATGCCTGTCCAAATTGCTGGATGCCGCTCGTGTCAGCGACGGTCGATATAACGACCTTTAGTTCTTCCTGGGTCGCCATCAGCTAATTAGCACTTTCTTTACCGATGCGACCTACGCTGGTGTGCGTCCGCCGGACACCGCGCGGTCCCATAGCCGCCAGGGTTCGGCGGACGTTCTGCACCGTATGGGAGGTGCCATCGTGAAAGTCTTTTTGATTCTCCTGGCGTTGGTCGGGATCGTCGTGCTGTTTATCAAAGCGCCAACGGTCCTGGTCGTTCTGCTCGGCGTGGCCATGTATTTCCTGCCTTCGCTGGTCGCCATCGAGCGACGCAAACAGAACGGCGCCGCTATCTTCCTGCTCAATCTGCTCCTGGGTTGGACTTTGCTGGGTTGGGTTGTGGCGCTGGTCTGGGCAACCACCAGGGATGCGCAACTTCTCACAATGACTGTCTAAGTCAGTCATCCACGAACTGGACGTCATCGCCCGGTGCCAAGCCCGACCAGGCCGCGGCGACCTCGCCTTCCACTGAGAGAATTGACAGGACCCGCTGACGGCGGTCCGCGTCGACGTCCTCCCAGTACAAAGGTCCGGTGCCCTCGAAGCGATCGGCGAGGATGATCGGCACATACGCGACCGGTGGCCCTACACCGCGGCGCTGCTCGCGTGCGCGCCGTTGGTCCGAGAGGTAGTCGCGGAGCTCGGCTCGCGTGCTTTTGGGACAGCAGCTGAGTCGGCCATCGCCTCGACGTAGCGCAGCACTAGCGTGTTCAGGATGTCGATCGGGAGATCCCGCGGACCGAGTCCGTCTTTGGGTAGCAGCAGTGGCTGCCCATTTTCGTCGAGAAGATTCCAGCTAACCACGATCTCGCTGAACGCTTGCCAGAACTGCTCAGTGTCCTGAGACAAGAACGCGTCGTAGGTGCGGGCGCGCACATTGAGCCGCATCTCAACGTGCCAACCGGGATAGTCGATTTCGTCCAGGTTGATGATGGCCGTCTTGATTGGCATGACAGTCGAGGTCACACAACCACCTCTTTACCGTGAGTTATGCCTGGCTCTACCACCGATGGAGACGGTCTGCTGCGATGAGACGTCTGCTCATGATTCCCCCAGCCGCGGCGCTGGTCCTGTCGATATTCGCCACAGGCGCAGCGAGCGCCCAAGTGCCATCCAGCACCAACGATCCTGTGCTCACTGGCGAACTTTCGCAATTGAAACGCGATGCACATGAGCTGCATAGCGCCTACGGCAGACTGCAACGCGCAGCCGATCATTGCCGCGGGTTTGATTCCAACGAAGTCATCGCCCTCCAAAGTTCGGCGAACGATGTCTCGCAACGCGCCGCGGCGCTCGCGCCCCAACTGCCAGGTCGTCAGCATGCCTCCGCATTGACGATCCAGAAGACTGCTGAATATGACTTTCTGATGTTGGGAAATCTGCACGACGCCAGCATCTGTTACCAGCCCTAGAGATTATCGACCGGTGACTGGCGGGCATAGGCATTGCCGCTGATCGTTTCAGCGGCCGTCGATCCACTGGCATAGTTGAACTCGACGTCTCCCAGGACAGCCCAATACTTCGTCTTGTCAGTCTCATAGTTCGGATACACACCAACCATCACGCCGTTGGTAGCAAGCCTCGCTGCTTTGAGCACCGTGTCATCCAGATCGTAGAACCCTCTGAACTCGAGACTCGCATCGGGAAAGCCCATCACCGACGTCTTGGCGGTATCTCCGAACGATGTCGTGTCGACGCGGTCAGGGGTACGGGTGATCGTGACTTCATTCACCGAGCCGAGCAACTGAAACGGTCCAGTGGCCGTCGCGCTCATCAGCACTCTCGTGTACTTACCGTGAATCCTGGTTGCCATCAGGCGGCTCCCTTCTCAAGATCTGATGTGATTTGCATCGCACGTTGGCGATAGGTGTGCGGTGCTATTTGTGCGCGCAGATGGTTCACCAGATCGACGCGCTCGGTGGGATGATCCAGGTAGTAGCGAATCTGCTGATTGAGTTCCTCCGCGCTGTTGAATATGGGCGCGTCGAGCGTCTCGGTGACTTCTTTCCGCGGATCAGTAATCAGCAACGCGCCACCAGTGGCTGGCTGCTGGTAGCAGCGAGGATTCATGCTCTCGGCGTAGGTGGTGATACCGCCACCGGCGAGTTTGTTGGACCTGCGATGCAGATTGATGCCGATCTTTGCCTGGCTGTAGAGATCGACCGTGTCCTGCTCATCGACCGCGCCAGGATGGAGGTACGGCTCGAGATACTGTCGATACTGTCTGTGCTGCGGATATGCCTCGGTATCCAGGAGCGAGGTCACGCCATAAATCCCGAGGTCGATTCCGGACCAATCGACCTGGCACAAGAGCTCGAGCCGTTCCTGCCAGAGGGTGCCAACGAACACCACGTCATGCCGGGGCCAGCGATCGGAACGTGTGCCTCCTGGCTTGTGAACCTCGGGATCATAGGCGTGTCGCAGATACGAGGCTTGCAGACGGTCGACCGACGTCCGCTCGTTCGTCCAGACGACGTCCACCATGCACGCGGTCTCAGCCTGGGTCTCATCCTGATAGGGGCTCTCCGTCAGGATGATCGCGGTGGGAACACCAGCTCGCCGCAGCATCTTGTACACCGCGTCGTGGACGAATCCGCAAGCGACGAAGAGCACCCAGTCCACCTCGTGATAGAGCGCGTACTGGATGATTTCGGAACTGGCATGGAAAACGATTTCGTTGACACCGGGCTCGTTGTCCTCCGGACTCCCCGCGTCGTTCCACCTGAGCGTGAGACATCTGTCCGCGTGCTGAATACGGTTATGGAGCCTGAACTGGCCGACCTGGTGGCCGATCTCTCGCAAGCCAGCGTACAGGCCATTGCAGACGTCAATCGTCGAATGCGACGGCCCAGGCTCAACCAGCAGAATTTTCATGCTCAGGCAAACACTTCGACGTCAAAGCGCACGCCCATAAATTCAGGAGCGCGGCCGTCCTCATCGGCGCCGACGCGCATGGTTCCGCAGTCACGCCAGCCCGTGACGCTCGTGCTGTTCGCGGCACCGCCCAGCGTCGGGTCGGCCTCCAGCGCGATCGGAACGCTCAGCTCGCCTTCCGTGGCGATATACGCATCCAGTTGTTCCTGCGCCACGATCAGGTTGCCGAGCTGCAGCAGCAGCGTGATCTCGAAGTGGTGCGTCGCCGACCCGCCCTCGTCCTCGTGATACATCCCGCTCAGGGGGCGGACGACCGCTACGGGAGGATTGATCGTCGTCGGCCAGACATCATAGGCGCGCAGCCCACTGATGGTTTCCAGCTGGGTCTGGAGTCCGAGCCGGATGGCCCGTAATGAGGAGCTCATGAGGGCGTCGCCCAGATTTGTTCGATCTGGCGCCTGGCCTCTTCAACGTGGCGCCTCAGGGCGGCCCTCACCGGGCGAACCGCTCCCCGAAACCAGCCCTGACGGGGCGACTTCGGGTTGTATTCGAGCCAGCCTGGATAGCGATAGCCACGCGGATTCGAGCGGCTGGGTCGTCGCGCGGTGACCGATACGCGGGCCCAGGTAGGGACCGGCCGCGCATCGATCCGAGACTTGATGCTGGCGGCAAGACGACCCGAGCGCCGCGGTGCCGCGCCCTCGACGAGCTGCACCGCATCGGTGACCGTCGCTGCCATAGCGCCTTGCAGCGGCGGTGCGAGCAGCACCTCCTTGCGCAACTTGCGCTGCAATGCGGCGAGCCCCTCAACACGGACGTTGACAAATACCGGCATGTTGACTAAGCGACCACCATGTGCTTGAACTGGGCCAGCATGAGCTTGCTGTAATTCGAGAGGCTGACCGTGGTGGGCGCCACGACGCCACTGCCATCGCCCGCGGTCATCCCGTAGGGTGTGACGTTGGCTTGTGCCTGGAAGAGCGATTCGCGCAGGCACACGGCCTCAATCCCCTGGGGAAGGTCAGCCAGCTCGCAGAAGCCTCGGAGAGCGGTCATCCTGACGCCTCGATGCACGCCCAGAGGAAAGCGATAGCGCCCGGCAACCGCCGCCTCGATCCGCCAATATGGCCGCGGCTGGATGCCGGTCTGCGCGTTGTAGGGAGCCAGCACATAGTCGGCCGGATCCCAGGTCGTCGCGTAGGTGCCGTCGCCAACGGGGTCGGTCTCCAGGCTGTTGATCTCCAGGATGTCGTCGACCAGCAGCTCGTGACGGCACCGAGCCGTGTAATAGAGCGTCTCGGTGACGGCCGCGAACTGCGTCTTACACTCCGCATCGATCAGCCGACTGACGGCTTCGATGATGCCCTCGAGCGTCTCGTCCTGCCGCTCGTCAGTGGCAGGCACGGCCAGTTGCGCCTTCAACTGGCTAAGCGAGCAATAGACGGGCGCGGTGGGCATTGTCATCGATCAGCTAGCTGGTGGCGCCGGTTCGGGTTCCGGATCCTTGTCAGTGTCATCACCCTCTACGGGTGATTCTTCATCTTCTTCATGTTCGCTCTCCGGCTCGGGGTCCGGTCGTGGATCGGGTTGCTCGAAATGTCGCATTTACGTGGCCCTCCTCTCTCAGGTGGCACTGTTGGCGTAGTACTTCACGGGCGAATTCGTGCCGCCCGCGTTCGCGAGCAGCCCATCGGTTCGCACGAAGGCCAGGAATCCGGCCTGCAAATAGTCGGCGTACCGCTCGTCCAGGCGCAGCACGCGCAGGTCCTGCACCTCGCGGATCAGGTAGTAGCTGAAGTCGCCAAACAGGATCGATTTCGCGTTCGCGGCCATCACCGCGACGTCCTGATTGATGACGTAGGGATACCCCAGAATGGTTGGCCGTTCGCCGAGCGCCATGTCCTGCTGCCACAGCGGGCGATTCTGGGAATCCTTGATCTGCTTGATGGCACGCAGCGTCGAATCGTTGAACATCCACTCGGCGTTGTCGCGGTACGCCGGGTCGACCGAGTGAATCAGGTTGACGAGGTTGTCGTAGGTCACCCCCGTCGCGTTGCCGGTCGCCGTCGTGCCGTACGACTGCGCACCCGTAACCACTCCCTCGGGTTGATTCGTGCCGGTGCCCGTGGTGAATTGCGCGTTGACCGCGCGAGCGACCCTGGTAGCCAGCGCGCGCGCCAGCCAGCCCTCGACGTCGAAGAACGCATCCTGCAGCATCTGGAAGCTGACGCGCACGAGCTTGGACGTGTAGACGTACGACTTGAGCGTCTTCTGCGCGAACGTGAAATCCTGTTCGGTGACCTGGGTGTTTTCGGTCAAGAGCGCGCCGACGTTGGCCGTGTCGTCGACCAGAGGAATCGGCATATCCGCGCCACTGGCGGTCTGCACCACGGTCGCGCGCGACAGGCGGACGCCCCCAATGGCTTTCATCGCCTCGATCAAGCGGCGATAGAAGTCCTCGGGAATGAGCGCGCCGCCGGCGGTATCCGGCGTGGTCGCCATGGCACGCGTGTCGCTGGCGCCACTGAAGTACGGCTGAAACACCTCGCGATCCTCGGCGCTCATACCGCCGACGCCGCGCCGGATGTAGGCGCTGAAGGCGCGTGCGTAGCGCTCGTCACTCGGGAAGAACGACCGCTCATTCGAGTTCGCCGCACGCACGATGCTGGGCGCCGGCGCCGGCCGCGGGACCGCGAGCGACTGTGCGCCATGGCTCGACGGTTCCGAGATCACTGCGGTCTGTTCGTCCAGGTCGCGCAGATATTCCTGGTATTCGATAGTTTCACTCAGAACCGCCACGCGCGCCCGGCTGCGCTCGACGGCCGAGCGCTCCTCGTCCGTCAGGCGGCGTTCTTCCCGCGCGGCCAGATCCGCCACGGAGCGAACATGTTCACGGAGCTCGGCGCGCTCGCGCCGGGCATCGTTGATGTCAACCATTGCGGTTACTCCTGGTCATGCTGGCTCAGACTCGAGCCAGGCTTGAAGTTCGGCGTTTTCCGACTGCCAGGAATTCGGCTCCGGTTGCGAGTGGTTGCCCGGCTCGGTTCCCGTAGTGACTGGCGCCTGCGTCGAGTGGTTGCCCGGCTCCGACAGCAGGTAATGCTCAATACTGGCGATGGCCGACCGCGCCCACGCCTCGGTCTGCGGGTACGCGGGGAAGGTGACCACCGACACGTCGAATAAGCGGGCCTCCTGAAGGGTCACGTCGAGTGGTTTGCCCGGATCATCGGCTGACTCCTCGGTCCACTTGACTGGGCGGAACCCGAAAGACATCTGCGAAATGTCGCCACGTTTCATGCTGACCACCAGGTCGCGCGCCCATTGTGCGTCGGGTGGCTCGATTTCCACGGCAAGCCCGTGGTTGTCCTCGCGCAGATGGAGCGTGCCGGCCCGGTTGCGGCCGAGCACGTAGTTGGGATCGTGGTTGACCAGCGCGCGGACGTCGGCTTCGCGGATCGTTTTTCTGAAGGCGCCCGGTGCGATGCGTTCGCGCAACATGCCAGGGATGATGTCGGCCCATTCATTGAAGACCGCGGCGTACCCGCGAATCATCGGCGCCTGGTCGCTGTCATCGTCCGCGCCCGACCGGATTTCGAGGTTCTGGAGGGTGACCGTCCGATGACGGATCACGTCTGGATCGAATACCCGTGGCTCAGTCGCGATCACGCCGGGACCTCCTCCTTCGCTTGGGGGGGCGGCGCACTCGGCGGGGCGCCGGCTTCGGTGATAGGGACCATGTTCCCGTTGACCAGGAGCTCGTCGCCGCCCTCCGCCGGGTTCATATCCTCGAGCTCGCGAATCTCGTTGGCCGTCATCCAGCCGTTCTGGCGCGCCGTGGCGTACGCGTTAAATCGGCTCAGGATGTCGCCGCGCACCAGTCCGCCCAGGTTGAATTTGACGAACAGGCGCCCGCGCTCGGCTTCGGTGAACAGCGAGTAATTGAGCGCCTTTTCGATGCGGACACACCAGGGCGAGATACACAGCGTCGCGAACTCCAGGCCCTGTTGTTCGATGTTGGAAAACGTCGCCTTTTCGAGGTCGTTGATCAGGTGCGCGGGCACGCGGTAGATGCCGGCGATTTCGGAGCGCGTGTACTTGCGCGTCTCGAGCCATTGCGCATCGTCGTTCGGCATGCCGATTGCCTGCCATTTGAGCCCGTTCTCGAGGACAGCCACCCGGTGCGAGTTGCCGGATATGTTGCTGTGCGCCGATTCCCAGGATGCTTTGAGCCGCTCGATCGCATCGGGTGACAACTCCCCGTCGAGCTGCAATACGCCGCCTGGTCGCGAGTCATTGGCAAAGAAGCGCGCGCCGTAGGTCTCGGTCGCTTTGGCCATGCCGAGCGATTCACGCGCCAGGGCGACCGGGGTGTAGCCCACGAGCCCGTCGAAGCTCAGCCCGCGAAGGTGCAGGACGCGGTCGCTCCGCCGCCGGCGCGGCTGGCCGTCTTCATCGATCGATACGTACACCAGCGCGTTGCGCGAGTTGCGAACCGGCCTGGTCTGATCCGGGCGCAACGGCCAGATCGACACGAGACTCCCATCCGCGGAGCGCTGCACCTCGGCGTAGCCGTTGCCCCATAACAGCACGTGCCCCGTCAGCGTCTCGAACAGGTCGACGGGCGACATCTCGTCGTTCGGCCCGAGGTCGAGCAGTCGAGCCGCGGGATGACTGGTCACGAGCTCGCGGCCGCGCGGCACCCGGCGGTACACGTGTACGGGTAGTGTCGCGATCGTCTCGGCGATGACGCGTACACACGCGTAGACCGTCGCAATCTGCAGGGCGTTTGAAGGGCTGACGTAGGTCCCAGACGCGGTCGGGATCGCTCCAAACGCCGCCAGGAGCGCCGCACCCGAGAGTGGCGTGGTCGGTCGCTCGAGGGGTGGCTGCTGCTGACGAAGCATCAGGAGGGAGCCGAGCCGGTCGAGAAACGACATCTACACGACCAGCAGCCCGCGGTCCTCGTACACCGAGTGACCGGTCATGCCTTTGGCGACCGCATCGTTGCGTGCCTCCCAGGCGAGGATGGCGGCCATCGCCGCGTCGATTTTCGCCAGCGAGTCGGGCCGCTCCTTCTGGATGACCCAGAGGGGCTGGCCATCGTCGTCGACGATTGCCACCGGACGGCGCACGGCATTGCCGATATGCTCCGCCAGGAACGGATCACCGTTGTGCGTGACCTCGCCCGCGCCGATGGCTTGTCCATAGGCACGTATGGCGTAGGCCATGGGTTTCAAGCGATTGGTCCACCATTCCACGACGCGCTCGGCGCCGAATTCCCCCGCCCATTTGGCGATGTAGGTCTCCCAGTACGGGGGGTCGGCGTACATGCGCCACACGGTCCAGCGACGGAATGCAGCCGCCACCGCGGCATCGACCTCGAGCACCGGGACTTCCCACTCCTGGACAGTGAGTGGCCGTTGCCAGATGCCAACCGGCCACTGGACGCCGGACGCCACATGCGTCGCGACCAGGGCGGTCGCGTCATTCCGGCGCGAGCCGTCGAAGCCCAGGACGATCAACTCGCGGTCGGGTGGGAGGGAATCCCGAACCGCGAGCTGCCGCCACCGCTCCGCATCGAAGGCCCGTTCGGCGCCGCGGACCACACGGTTCAACCACACGCGCTCGAGGTAGGTTCTGTCCGAGCTGGGGTCGCGCCACTGCTCGACGATCGTGTCGATATCGGACCACTCGGCTACGGGCCCGGATGCCTCGAGCACCGCGGCGCGCACACCCTCGTCTGTCGTCAGGTCGTGCTTGTCCGACGCCTGACGGTGGAAATAGAACAGTCGCGAGTCGGCGATGACGCCCGAGGCGACTTGCCGCGCGTACGCCATAGTCGACTCGGCCACAGAACCCTCGCCGGGTGAGGGCGCCGTGGTCGTCTCGAGCGCCCACGCGTCTGCGAGCCGGCGCTTGGGGAGGTTGGCAATCATCGTCTGGTGCGCTTGCTTCAACCGCGGCAGCGTGAAGCGGTGTGTTTCGTCGAAGTGCTCGAACGTGGTCCGCGCGCCGTCCCTGGAATCCGGCGCCGTCGCCAGCGCGACCGCTTTCCCGTCGCCGCCGTTCCGCATGATCCGCTCGAGGCCAATGTCGAAGTCATCAGCGAGCGGACCCTCCGAGAGCATGACGTAGAGCGCGCCGTACGCCAGATCCTCCGATTGCTCCTCCGTGTAGGCGACCATCGGGATGTACGGGTCGCGCACGCTCGTCCCCACCGGCTGCCCCTGGTCGTCGAACCCGTCACACCGCACTGGTGCATCGCGATGCAGCTCGGCGGCCGCGATCGCCGCGGCAAACTCGGTTTTTGCGCTGCCCTTTCGCAGGGAAAGTGCACAACGCTTGAACCGCCGGCGACCCGCCTGCGGATGGTCAGGCGGATAGACCTCGTACATGCGATAGATCAGCGCGCGCTTCTCGTCGTCGAGACGGTACGGCTGGCCGCGGAGATCGCCCGGCCCGTAGACCAGGAACTCCTCGAGCCAATCGCATACAAGCGGTCCGAGCGTCGGCCAGCTCATATCGAGCTCGGGCACCACCAGCGTGCTCACGAGACAGCGTGCAGCACCACCCGCGGGTCGCCCTGAACGCGCTGCCTCGACGGCGCCGGGGGGTTACCAGCTTTTGCGTGCTCTACGCGCTGAACTTCCCATTGGAGCCGGCGCCGGTCAATGGGTGTCAACCCGAATCCCTGCCGCTGCTGGCGGATCTCTGCGGCGAGCCCGACTTTCGCGCTGATCGTCTCCACCCGCCAGAAGGCCTCGACCAGGTCGGCCAGCACGAACAATCCGTGCAGGTCGGCCTTGAGATACTCGGCCACCATCGGCGAGCGCTGCACATCGCGCCAGAACGCACGGGTCAGCCGGTGCCACTCCCTGCCGTCCTCGCGCTTGGGCAGGTTCGGGAGCTTGCCGAGCCGCTCGGTCGCTTCCAGTTGCGCGTTCGAACTCGGGCGGTTGCGCCGCTGGCGCGTTTTCGGGTCTTTCGGCAGCGGTGGCACTCGGGTCAACTCAGAGTTCAGTACGCACAAAAATCAGCTCGGGCGGTGGTCTGGGGGGTCCTGGGCCGTAGAGATTTGCCTACCCCCTGCCCCAGCCGGACGACTGGACGGCGGTCTTGCGCTTGTGATGCCTCGAGCAGAGCGCCTGCAGGTTGTGTTCGTCGTCCGTGCCACCGAAGGCGCGAGGCAGGATGTGATCGACGTCGGACGCCCTGGCGTAGCACTGGTCGATCATGCACCAGTAGTGGGCTGCGAGGACGCGCGCACGGAGACGTTGCCAGGCCGAGTCATAGCCGCGCTGTGCCGCGCTCGGACGCGCCGGGGTGTGGCGCAAGCATCGCCCGGCGGTGACCAGCTCAGGACAACCGGGCTGCGAACACGTTCTAGGCACTAGGCTGAGCCCAATGACCACACCAGTCGGTGGCTTTGACCTCGGGCCACTCGACGCCCAGGACATACGACGTGCGTTCGCTGGGGTAGGAGGCAGGTTGACTGGCTGGTCGTTGTGCCGGTACGGGTTGCGCAAAGCGGCAATAGCCGATCTGCACACCGTCGACGGTGACTTCATGACCGTAGAACGCAAACGGACCGGCGAAGTCAATGAACGAACAGTTCCCACAATTCTGGCCGTCAGGGATAGGCATGGAACTTGGCCTTCGTCCGGCTGCAGTCTAGGACACCCGTGAAACAATCGCACGCCGGTGTTTCACGGGAGCGGTCCCGACAAGCACCGCGGCGACGACCTGGGCGCGCAGCTCGGGCGAGTGCGGGACACCGCGCGGCACTACGCATTTCCTGACAGTGCGATACCACATGTGATATCATAAGTCAGTGTCGGAGAGCAGGCAGCAGAAGCAGTGGGCCAGGCTGAACGCGCATCCGCGCAGCGTTTCGTTCGACGAGTTGCGGCACCTGCTGGAACTCTCCGGGTGGACGCTGGTGCGGACCAGCGGCAGCCATCACACCTTTGAATCCGGCACCCAGCGACTGACGATTCCCTATCGTCGCCCGCACGTGCTGCCCATCTACGTTCGCCTGGTGCTCGCCGCCACCAACCCATCGAAGGAGTAACCATCCCATGAGCCCTCGCCTCAGTGCCACGGCTCGAGCGTCCAGCGTCGATCGTGATCCAGCACGACCGCCGGAGCCGGCCGTACTGGCCCGTGTCCACGCCATCATGCGCAAGCCGTATCACAAGACCATCGTCGGAGACATGGATGAGGGATACCTCGGCATGGTCACGGAGCTCGACGGCTGCCTGACCGCGGGCGAGACCGAAGCCGAGACGCTCGAACTGCTCCGCGACGCCATGCAGTTGTGGCTGATTGTTGCCGTAGAGAGCGGTACCTCGATTCCGGAGCCCAGTCCGGCGGTGCCAGACGTGAGCGGCAAAATGCTGCTGCGCATGCCCAAGTCGCTGCACCGCGACCTGGCTGTGCAAGCCGAGCGCGAGGCTGTCAGCATCAACCAGCTGGCCGTGACGCTGATCGCACGGGGTCTGGCCCGCACCTAGCCTCGTCTGCGACATCAGCGTTTGACTTTCTCGAGCAGCTCGTCCCAGCGCGGCCGCTGGTACCAGGCCAGGAGCGCGAGCAGCACGTCCAGGACCTGCGCCACGTGCTGCCGCTCGAGGTGCTCCTGCTCGGTCATCACGAATCGACCGCGACCCATTCTCGCTTGCCGTCGGCGCCGATGCGCTGGACGTACTCGGTCCCGTTTTCGTCGAAGGTGAGACCGTTTCGTCTTTTCGATCTTCGCCCCCCTTGGGGGGTAGGGGGGTCCTCACGGAGTGAGTTACGAGAAGGAAAAGAAGACGAAGAAGACGAAGAAGACGAAGGCTGGCCGGGCCGTGGCCGGGCCGTGGCCGGGGGAGCACCTAGGTCCGGCTCCGGGTCGTACCCAGGGTTAACCACAGGGGGGACCACGTAGCCCTCCGGAGCGGGCACCACTGAGACGTCTTCGCGCGGATGTGGACGCTGATGCTTATGCCAATTGTGGACCTGGATGCAGCGTTGTCCATCCCGTTCGTAGCGCATGATGAATCCACACGCGGCAAGTCTGCTCAACGCACGGTCCACGTCCAACGTGTCGTAGGGAAACAACTCCGATTTGATCAACTTCGGACGGTCGAGCAGCCGTCCATCACGATCCGCCAGCGTCCACAGCCCCGCAAACAGCAGTCGGACCAACGGTGGCAACCCACACAGTTGCTCATTTTTGAAAAATCCGGGTCTCAACGAGCGTGTGCGAGGCATCACCTCGCCCGGAGCGCCTGAACCTTGAGGGACGGCAGACGCACCCACCGGTTCAGTCCGAGCAACCGGTAGGAAGTCGGACTGATCCGCGCCCACAAACCAGCAGTCACCATCGCTTCGCAGACCGCACCAATCTCGTCCGGCTCCAACTCGCAAATCGTCGGCACGTCACTGACATCGAAATCGACGTCGCGACGATGCTCTCGGCCAGCCCGTTCGTTCAGATGCCCGGCGGCCATCACGTACGCGCCAATCAGGAAAGTGCCATCAATGTCCAGGTTCCCGATGCCAGCCAAATGATCCCGAAGACTGCTACTCACCTCGATGTGGTCATCCTCGGCCATGAAAGCTAGGCCTGTTCGCTCGCGCGCGTCCCACGTCGTCGGCGCCCCGCGGACGGCACCGCGACCTCGTCCTCGTCGACGTGGCCGTTGGTGCGATCCTCCACCTCCTCTTCGTCGGCTTCAAAGAGCGGCCCCATCGACGCCTGCGCCTCGGCCAGGCTGACGACCAGGTCCTCGCCGAGCTGCGAGAACAGCCAATCCGATGGAATGTCGTGCGCTTCCAGATTCAGCCGCACCACGGTGCGCACATCGTCGGCGCGTGAGGGCGTGCCGCGCACCGCGGCGAGGCGTGCTTTGAACTGCATGGGGCCTTCAGTCCTTTCTCGGTCTGTCTCTACATGTACGCCAGTGACTCGTTCCTGTGCGTGTGCCGTCAGGTTTGATATCGAAGGGGCAGCGCTTGTTGTTTGCGCGAGTAAAACCCCACCAGATCGGGGCTTTGCAGAGCGGTTGACCACACGTTGTAGATGGCGCCGCGCTCGGCAGCAGCAGTTCGCGCGCATCGTTCGGATAACAGCGCCAGGCGTACTCACGCTGCGTCTCGCCCTCGAGCGCCGGCGGCCGCGGCATCAGCGCACCGCTGCAGACCGACGTCGGAACAGTCGCGAGTGGAACCGCCACTTGCATCGCGGCGAGCAGAACGCACGCTCGCCCGCGCGCCCCGCGTGATCGCGCACAAAGGCGTCACCACATTCAGCGCACTTGTGTACCGGCACGAAGTACACGCGCGTCATATCCGATGGGCGCCGCCAATGTAGATGTCGGGCACCGTCTGTGTGAGCTGGGCCGCGTTGAACGATTGCGCGCCGACCACCGTCGGCAGGACCTGCGTCGTCATGCCGCCGTATGGATTCACGGCTTGCAGCTGAGCGAACGGATTCACCTGCGCCGCGGTCAGCGGGGTAGCCACGGTTGGATAGGTCTTCTCCTCAGATTTCTTGGACATCGGAGCAGACTTCACAGGAGCGGGCGCGCTCACGCAAAAGGGCGCACGAGGACCTCGAGCCGCGAGCGGTCGACTGCCTTCAATTCGCCGTTGGAGTCCAGCACCGCGCTGATGGCGGCCGACTGCGCGTCACGTGCGATCACCGCCTTCGGGCCGAAGATCAGCTCCTGCCCGATGCCATCCTCCGCGGCCTTCTTCGTCGGGTTCTGCAGGATCGCGACTTCAAACAAAGGCATCAGAGCAGGCCTTCCTCTTTGCGCTGACGATCGATCTCGGCAATCTCCTGCTGGCGTCTGGCCGCCGCCGCGTGCGCCTGATCGACGATCGCCTTCGCCTCCGGTGGTCGGTCGATGACCTCGCCGGTCGACGTGTCCACGTCGTACACGTCGCCGTCCTCGCCGAAGATCTCCACGTACCGCTGGGCGTCGCGCGCCAGTTTGCCGGGCTCATCCCGCTCGGCGATCGCGTCCTCGACGTCGGTCGCATCCGGAATCTCCAGCCCAAATGCCAGCCTGCTCGCACGGGCAATCGCTCGCTTTTCGGCCATCTCCTGTGGGTGGCTGCCGGTCGGCGTGTTCTTACTGCGCTCCGCGGCCGTTACCTTGCCGCGCGCCACGATGTCGCCCCAGTCGCGAGTGTGCATGGTGCACTCGACCACCAGGTCGTCAGCCTTGTATCCCCAGGCGTTTTTCTCCTCCGCCGTCAGCGGCCGCGTCGCCAGACCGCGGAACTGTGGGTGCCGTCGCGCCAGATAAATACGCCCGTCGATGGTGTACCACGGCTTGCCCTGGAACAACCCGACGTGAGTGAGCGGGTCGAGGTGATAGCGCTGCGACACCAGGTAGACCATGTTCAGCTGGTCTTTGGTCGCCCCCTCGAGCGAAAACCCCTTGCCCTGGGCGATGTCCAGACGCGTCCGTAATTGACGGTCACTCAATTTCTCAATGGCTTGCGTCATAGTCCTCCTCTCATCTCAGCCCTGCACTCCGCTGCACAACGCCAGGAACTCCCACGCGCGCTTGTTCCAGCGTGCGTCCGCTAAAGCGTGGTGTTCGCCCTTGCCCAGCTCGGGCAGTGCGGGATTGCCGAGCTGGGCCGCCCACTGCTTGATGTCGCGGCAGTACATCGGCCAGCCCTTCGGCAGGCTGACCATCGTGCCGAACAACTGGCACAGCACCACCCAGTCGTAGTCGGCGTAATAGCCCCAGAACTCAGGTTTGCCGTGCTGCTCCGGATCGCAGAAGGCGCGCACTGCGTAGGCGATACTTTTGCGACTCAGCAGGCCTCCTGCGCCACCGTCACGACTCCAGACATTCGGAGCTCGCTTATCGGGCTGAAGCGACCACAACTGCGGGAGGACATTCTCTTTCACCCACTCATTGGCACGCGAGAGATTGACGTCCGCGGACTCGGCGTAGAACTCGCGGGCGTCCTCCGCGACGATGCCGATGCTCAGCAGGTCGAGAGGCTGGCCCGGAGCCTCGATGAACTCGGTGTCGAGCCAGTAGCGCATTAATGCAGCCCCACCACCCTGCTACAGACCGGCCACGCGCCCGGGCCTTGCATCGCGAGCGTGCGTTCAGCCACAACAATCTGTTGTTCGCGTGTCGCGTAGTCCGCGCGCCAGGCAAACGCCAATCCACCGTGCCGCGCCCAGGTCGCTGCGTCGAACTGGAGGCCGCCCTTGTACAGCGGGTTGGACCGCGACGCCCAGTTCCCGGAGGCCTCGCATTGGCTCAACCGGTCCCAGATCGTCACCACCGGCTTTCTCAACGGTGGCGTGACACGCTCGAGCAGGCCCTCCGCGCGCACGTACACCCACGGGTCCACGCCCACGGTGTTGGCCGCGCCGGCCAGGTCCACCGCGTCGACACCGGCCGCGGCGGCCGCGGTCTCCACGTCCGTCTTCGGGTCCTGGGCGCGAATGCCGAGTGCAGCGCCGACCAGCGCCATCGCCACGACACCACTGACAAACCCGACGCCGAACCCCAGACGCAGCATCTAAACAAGACTCCGCAGGGGATGACTGCTCGGCGTGGCCGTCCGCAGGCGCATCGCGCGCTGGCTCCTGAACTCACCAGGCGCAGCCGCTTCCCGCTCGAGCCTGCACAGGGCTTCGAAGCACGGCCCACACACAGGAACGCAGCCCTGGTACACAACGAGGCGCCGCGTGCACTCGGTGCACTTCGCCCAGACCCAGCGTCGACGCGCCACTCAGCCAGCCCTCGTCCCGCGCCACTCCCGACGGAATGGGTCGTGGTGGTGCAACCCGTAACTCACGTCGCCGGAGCGAGCATGAATCGTCAGAATGCCGTCGCCATAGCTGGCGAGTTGTGGGTCCAGCTCCTCGAGAAAGGCCTCGGCCACGAGAATCTCGTCCGGCGCATCCAGGATCTCCACGGTCCGACCATCCGGACCCTGCGAAACAACCACGACGGGACGCGCCATCAGTCGAGACTCCGGATGACGATAACCAGTACGAGCGCCACCAGTGCACCGAACACCAGCAGCACGTGGAAGTGCTCGTCGGTCACGCGGCCTCGGCCCTTCCACGCAAGCAGTCGTGCTTCCTGACCGGCACGAGCTCGTCGTGCTCGAGGCACAGGTAGGCGCGGCACAAGGGGCACCACGTCTCGGCTTCACGAGAGCAGCCGAATTGCTGGCACAACTCGGGATCGGGCCACACGGCGGGACCCTCGATGTCCTCGACTGTGCAACTGAGCACGGGGCGCGCCCCGTCAGGTCCGGCGAGGGGTTGCGGAAAGGCGCGGCGTAAGCTGCTGGCTCGAGGACCAGCCCCAGGACATTGGGTACCGCGAGAAAGTCCGCTTTCCACCTTGTCGTTCACACCTGTCAAACGCGCCCCGATGCTCATGCCCTCCGTCACAGCGGCACCTCAGAGTGGTTCAGCGCCGACCGAGTCTCCGGACCGCCCTGATCCCACCGCCGGTGACACCTCGCACACAGCCAACGAACACGTAGCCGCTCCGTGTAATTGAAGTGTGCGGCCTCAATTCGGCGCCCATGCTCGTCGCAGATCTCACACACCGACGGCCGGACCAAGTCTCCGTTGGCAATAGCACGTGCGACTGCGTTGTGAGCAGCCTGTTGTTCGGGCGTCCGGTACTTATTGCCAGTCGGACGCTGACGCTGTCGGTCACGTTCGCGAAGCACCTCGCCGTCTAGCAGGCGCTTGAGGCGAGCCTTTCGGCGCTGGCAGTCCTTGCACGTCCTGAGGTAGCCATCAGGCATCGGTCGGTTCGCGTAGAACTCTGTAACAGGCTTCGAAGCGTGGCACTCTCGACAAACTCGCATTAGAGGGGGAGGTCCTCCCCCTCGGCCCTGGCAAGCGCCGCTTCCGCGAACTGGACCTCTTCGTCGTCCTCTTCCTCCTGGCGTTCGTACTTGCGCTTCTGCTCCTGGTACTTGGCCTCGCGCTCGGCGTCCTCCGCCTCGCGACACGCCTGATGCTGGTAGCTCATCTCGTCGTCGGCGAGCGGCTCCTGGCAGCGATTGCAGCGGCGCACCTGGCGGATGACCGAGCGGCGGACCTTCAGATTCGCCGACTGGCTCAGGTCGCGCTCGAGGTGAATTCTCAGGTCGCCCATCAGGTTGTCGAGACACACGTGCGGGTCGTCACCGGGCTCCAGGTCGGCGAACAGCTCGGCCTTGCTCATTTCGTTTCCGTAGTCGCCGTCGCTGGCTCGCTTTTCGGCAGCAACGCTCAAACGGGTGATGCGCACTACAGAGCCTCCAGTCCATAGCGAAAGACGCGCTCGATGGTCGGCGCGTCCTTCGGATACCAGACAAAAACAGTGATCCCGCCGCGGCGGAGCGAGGCAATCGACGGTTTCTGATACTTGCCCAGCACACCGGTGGCGCCCTTCAGCTCCGCGCGGAAGTGCTGGCCCAGGTCCTCGTGCCAGAACTCCCAGTCGGGCAGCCCCAGCCCGTCGCAGAACCCGTCGAAGCGCAGCGTGTGGATGCTTTCGATGACGCCCTCGCTGTCGCGCAGGTGCCAACCAGACCACCCGTAGAACCTGGCGCACGCCTTGACGGCGCGGGTGAACTCCTCTTCGCCGGCACCCTCCAGCACGATGAGGCGCGCGCGGGTGAAGAACGGGCCCCGCGGCGCGACACGGTACGCCTGCGCCTGTGGAAACGCCAGGCCGCGGCGCAGCGCCAGGCTCACAGCGAGACCCTTTTGCGCGCTTGAGCGAACTCCGTGAATTGGCCGTCAACGAAGCGCTGGGCCCAGGTCGGGGTCAGGCCCAGCAGCACGAGTTCTTTGTGCAGCCACCGCTTCAGTTTGAACGCGGGCTCGTGCGCCGCCCGCTCCGCCGCCTCGCGCATCACGTTCGCCATTCGCGAATCGAGGCATGTCGGACAGACATTTGGACACGGGTCGTCGGGCCCGAAGCTGAACGCGTCGCCACCTGCGCGTCCGCAGTACTTGCACACCTCGATCGCGTCGCTCACCAGATACCCCAGCGCTCGCGGTCGTCCTGCTCGCGCAGGAACCGGAACCACCTCGCCAGTCCGAGCGCGATGCACACGCTCGCCATGCACCAGCCGATGACGACCCAGGCCCACCACATCACGGCACCTCCTGAGTCGCAGAAAGCTCGGTGTTCCAGTACGGGCTTGGCTCGAGCGATTCGAACTCCTGGTCGACGCGATCCTCGACGAGCTCCTCGAGCAGCGCCTGCAGCAGCGGCACGACCTGGACGTAGGCACTCGTCTGCAGCCCCTGCTTGCGGCCGGCCTTGACGCCCGCGGCGTACGCGGCCGCACGTGCCTGGCAGTCGCACGCACACTCGGCCTCAACCCCGTGGTAATAGCGCCACTTGAAGTACGAGTCGCCGCTCACGCAACTACCCGGTGCTCTAGGCGATCGCTTCGAGCTGTTGATCGAGAGCTTCGAGCGCCTTACGCAGAAGCACCGCGGCCTGGTCTCCCGGCGTACGTCGGTCTTCCGCGGCGCGTTTCCGCAACCGCTCGAAACTTTCCGGATCCAGCTTCACATAGAGACCCGTGTTGCTCATGGCAGGCACTATGCACCCCGCTGACAGCCCGAGTAAATGCCAACGTGAGGACAGACAGCCGATGTGTCCGCTGAGTGTCGCCATGCATGACACCGAGGACAGGTCAGCCCTGTCACATGGTGGCTATTGCTCGTGAGGCTCGCGTACCGCCAGCGTCCAAAATCGCAAAAATCCGTCCCAGCCAGGGATGCCGGCACGACTCAGCCAGCGACCGATGGTTCGGATGTTACGTCCGAAGTAGCGCGCAGCATCATTCTCCCGTGGCGGCAGTTGTTCTGGCGGCAAGCCCGCTGTCCACTCACACAACTCGACCAGGAACTCAGATGTCGTAGACCAGGTCGCGATCGGGCTGGGGTGGCCGAGCCGATGGTTGCCCCGAATGGCGGACGCAAGTTGGTCGCGATCATCTGGCGACAACGAGCTCCGCTGGATTTCGTCGAGGATGCGCTGCGCCAAAGGATCCATGATCCTCCCCTTCGCCTCCCTAAAATTTAGAACACTCGTTCTAAGAATACTGGTCTGTCCTGGCTGCTTGCCAGTCGTGTCGTGCGAGCAGGAGCTTACTGCAACCAGAACACAACCCTAACACGTGTTCTGCCAAGGAAGGCGTCAAAGGTAGTATCTCGGACATATCACTGACCTACAGATGACATCTCCTGGCACAGCCGCCTGACAGACCGCCGATCCGTGGCGCAAGCGTGGCTATACTGCGCCACCAGGAGGACGCGACCACACCGGTCGCGCCAATGTCAGCTCAGCGACGCAGTGTTTCGTATCGAACGCGCGAGCAGCTCGCCGAAGCGATGAGAGCCGCGATTCTCTCGGACGCCAGTGCCGCTAAACATGACGACATGGCCAGGGCAATCAATGTCGCGCCGCGGACGCTGTACCGCCTTCGAGAGAAGTTCAACGTGCCCTGGCCACCGTTCGACGATTGGGATGCGCTCCTCAGGATGGCTGGCGGGGGCGAGCAAGCCATAGCCGAGACGGTGCC